CTCTATTCAATTGGTACACTTGGCTGTTGAGCACTAACAACATTTAAAATCCTTTGCAATGCAGGCGTTCCTTCTTGAACTAATTGACCTTGAGGCTCTTGAGGGACTTGATATCTAAAACCATATTGCCTTCTACCTTTAAATCCACCTTGATAATTATAACTCTGAACATAATCCTTTAATGCATTTCTGTATTGTTGTTTTAGATTGCCATATTGTTTTGTATCTGGCATAGAATTAATTGCAAGTCTAAGATCGTCAATAATTTTATCCTGAGCTTCTAATATTTTATTTGCTTCAGTAGGATTTAAAGATACCGCTCTTCCAAAAGTAGACATATTTGCTCTTAACTGAGGAAGTAACCTTTGATAGTATTCTGGAGATTGTTTTTTAAAAGAAGGAATCTCTTTAAATATTTTAGCATCAGGATCTATCTTAAAACCTCTTTCTCCACTCACCCCTCTAGCACTCATTCTTTCTCTTAAGCTTGGAACAATCGGTTCTGACTGTTTCAATTCTTCAAATGCTTCTATTTTACTCTTTGCTGTTTGATATTCTTGAGAATCTACAGGGGCTGTTGCTAAAGCATACAGATTTTCAACTCTTTCATTAGCATCTAAAGCACCCTCGGGAGTTCCTATCGCTTTCTCAATATTATTAACACTAGGATCGTAATCTGGTCTAGCTATTGAGGTAGCTATAGTAGATATATCTTGACCTTCAACCTCTCCAGTCTCAACCTCAAGAGGTTTTATTCTATACTTTTCATTTAAACTATTTACAGTTCCTTCATAAAAAGACAATTGATCTCTTAACTGCTTTAATTCTGAAGTTGGATTAGCTCCAGTTGCACGTAATGCATCTAATATTTCCATACTTGTTTTATTGTCAGTATCAATACTAGGCATCCCTTGAGCTACTTTTATCATCTCTTTTTGTATAAAAGCGATATTAGTATTAGCCCTTTTTAACTCAGTTGCATCTTGAGATGACATTGTTCGCATCATAGTAGATCTTTGATTGTCATACTTTGTTTTAGCCTTTATTAAAGTATCATAAGTCAAAGGATCTCTTTCTTTTAAAATTTCTATCTGCTCTGGAGATATTTTTATTTTATCATAGTCACGAAATGTAGCATCAGTACCTAAATTTTGTATATCACTTACTTTACTTCTTATATCAGATAAATCAGTATTCAGATTGTCTGAGAGTTCCCCAAATGCAGCAGCTTCTGTATCCATTCCAAAAGTCTTCGCTACCTTTTGTTTAGCAGAGTAATCATACTTTGATGTTGCAGATAATGCTCTTTGATAATCATTTTTCTTTTCTATTCTATCTTGTCTCTCTACAGAATCTTGATATCTTTTATCTGCTAGTTGCTGTCTGCCAATCGCTAATTGATTTTGTTGAAACTGATTTATATAATCTGGTAAACGATCTAAGAAGTCGGCAAGGGGTGTTTCGTATTGACCGGGAGCCATACGCTGTCTTCTACTGTATATTGTTCTAGTGTGTCCGGGCATTAACCTACCCTCTTAAAGTCTACATCTACTTTGTTATAGTCTACGGCTAAATAACCATCATTCATTTTATAAGAAGCCCAAGGGACTTCCTGAGCCATAACACCTTGATATACACCATCTCCATACTTTTTATCCCTATATTTAAAAGTATAAATATTTACATTGTTATCAGATCGTCCAATTAAATTAATACTTTCTTTTAAGTTTATATCACTTGCACCAGAGGGCCTATTTGGGCCTCTGAATACTACATATTTTCCTGTATTAGAGTCCCATCTATACCTTGTTCCCTGAAAGGAAATATTGTCTCCTTGATAAGCAGTAGGCAACTCACTGCCTTGAACAGGTGTAACCGTTTCATACGGTGTGTATATATCAAACTCCGCACCTTGATCTTCAAACATGGCAAGGTCTGCTAAGGTTTGTGATTCAAAATCTCTTTGAGCACTTTCTTGAGCTTGTGCAAATTGATCTTGAGCCATTTCTCTTTGTTGGGCTTGGGCTTGCTCAATAGCACCAGAACCTGCAAAGTCAGATCCAGCTATTTGCTGTCCAGCCTGTTGAGTTCCTTGAATTAAACCCTGTCTTAATCCATCAGCCAAGTTACTTAATTGTGTAGGATCAAACTGTTCAAATAAAGCTAATTGTTCTGGTGTTGCTGTGACTCCAGCACCTTTTAATATATTTTCTATGTCAACACTACCACCATATTGATATTCAATAAGACCACCGCTCTGTGCTCCTCTTAATGGATTAACATATCCATACTCATCAACTGCCATACCGGGAAGAATTTCAGTTCCAAAATTATCTGTAGCTACCTCAGTAAAATTAGGACTAGCAAATCTAAAAAGACCTTGATCTCCTGAGAATCCAGTAATACCTGTACCAGATGCCAAGCTACCTATGTTCTTTATACCTGACCCAGTCAAAGGATTGTATGTACCGTATATACCACCACCGGGAGTTAACCCTGCTGTTAATCCAGCTTGCAAACCAGCCATACCAGCTCTTCCTAAAATACCTTCATTAAACTCATCACTCGCTTCATCAACATCTCTAAATGCTTGTTGTCCAAATACAGTCCCAGAAGTATCGTAATCTCTAGCCCGACCAGCTCCTAATCTTTCTCCAAAACCTTTCCCCAAACTAGTTCCAATAGCAGCTCCTGCAGGGCCACCAATAACCGCTCCTGCTAAACCACCTAGTAAACCTAAACCCTTACCAACTAAACTACCACGACCCTGCCTTTTAGCTTCTTCTTTTTGAATCTCTTCTAACCTATCCTGATCAGCTCTTGCCTGTCTAGACCTTGCTAGTATCGCAGCTCCTCTAGATGTTTGTCCACCCTGCTGCATCATAGCCATTAAATTAGGTGATTCACCCATATAATACCCTGTCATATTAGGGCCTGATTTTAGAGGGGCTGAACTAGAATAAGTGTTGGATTTCTTATGCATGGTGTAATTCCATTGAATTTAATAAAGTTTTGTGTAATAATAAATAGTTTAATTTCATTTTAAACTTCTATAAAAGTTTTCCAAACTGATGTTACATAAAATTCTGTAGATACAGTTGTTATCCCAGTATCAGATGCAGTAATACTCAATATAGCTACATCATTAGCTCCTATAGTAGGACTAGCACTCCAATCTGAAGTGTTTATAGTAATTATTGTATGGTTAGTAAATGTAGCTTCGTGTGTAAAAGTACACACCGTATCTGTTGTATTATCTCCATCATCTTGTTTTTTAATAGCAAATGTTATATTATCTGTGGCATCTGCTAAAGAAGGAACTTTAAAAATTATTTTATGACAAATCATTTTAAATGGAGAAAGAAAACAGTTTTGATTTCTAACTGCTGTTAAATCCTCAGAAGTTCCCCAAGGTAGAAATGTTTCAGTTGTGTCTAAATCTTTTGCAAAATTGTGTATAAAAAACCTATAGTCTACAAACCTTGTTTTGTACTCTAACTCATTTGTAGTTAATTTTTTATCTATAATTTCATTACCATCTCTTGACATAAGACTCTTAAAAACAATACCCTTATGTTTTCTTCTAACAGCAAGCCTACCATTATCTAAAGATACAAATGTGCCACCTTCTTGCAAAGATGATGCTGGAGTTCCATTTGTAAAAGACTGAGGACTTTCTACTGAATTTATTATTCTTCTTATATCTCTAGACATTAACTAACTCTTTTTCTAACATTTCTATATTCTATTTGTATATCATTAATATAAAGACCTGTAGTTACTGTAGGTTCTATTTTTAAAGCTACACTCTGACACGTAAAAGGAGAAGATGGAGTGATAACTGCTATATCATATCCAGCTCCAGTTGATTCAGACCTTGGCATACTTCCAGAATTAAATGCAACCCAACTATTGTTTTGATTTATTTGGTAAAATATCATCGCCGCTGTTATAGTTACATTTTCAGTACTTCTATAATGAATATATATTTTATATATTTTCTTAAGAGTAGAGGGATTACCAAAGTTAAAATCTGGGGTTGTTAACTTATAATGATTAAAAGTTGATGGTGTATTATCCCATTCTGTAAAATGAACTTTATTATTCCCAGCTCCACCCACATCAGTTGATTGTACATCATAAGCAACGACTAATTGACCGTTACTAGTGTTTACAAAATTAGTAATTATTGGAGTAAAAGAACCACTAGCGTTTGGAGCTATATGTTTTCCATAAGAAAAAGCATTTGTTTTTAGATTGTAAACATAGCCATGTAATGATGAATCAGCCCTATCTATTATTATTACTTGGTCTTCTTTAGGCTCATATCCTAAAGTCATCTCTTTATTAGCACAAAATGTAGCCCATTCATTTGCACTTATTTTACCTTCTAATAAATTAATTACTTGAGAACCATTATATAAAAACAAACCATTTAAGTTTGCCCAAACTACACCAGCTTCTCCTTTGCAAATAGAATATGGATTTGCAATACCTCCAAACTCTACTGTGTCTTCTAAAAACCAATTAGCTGGAGAAGGAGATGCTATATTTAATATTTGAAGAGTTCTTTGCTTATAAGCAAGAAGCCTATCTGAATAATTTTCTAACTTTACATAATCTTCACCATCTCCAACAGTAACGTCTATAAAATTAGTATTTGGAAATGTATCGTATTTACCTATTTCACTAAACATAATTCTGTCACCAAAATGGTCAAACTCATCTTCAGATGCTAAAGCCCCATCATTATATAAAACATTTGCTACAAAAGCTCTGCGATTGCAAACAGTAGCAGTTTTATAACCAGTACCAGCATCACCAAAAGAAATTTGTCTTGTTGATTGAGGGAAGCCATTTATACTTGCATATGTATCTAAGCTAGGTGCCTTGTGTTTTAATATAAAATAATTACTTGCTGGTGTCGTAGCATGAAAACCTCTATTTGCTGTTGTTGTATTTGTAGAAGATGTTATTCTAAAGTTTTGAACCCCAGCACCATCTGCTAAATCTTGAACCCAAGGCTTGTAATCTCCATTTAATGTTGCCCTTACACCTTTTGTAATATCTATATCCGCAAATAAAATCCAATCATTATTAGTTTCAGTTTCTCTTATATATATTCTACCACCACTTACTCTATCTGGATATGTTTCTTCTTTGTGTAGGTTAGAGTTATCGGAAACACCAAAATTTGTAAGTGCTCTAAAATTAATAGTTATATCTCCACCGTGGTCTGTGTGACTTTCAACATCGCCTATGTGCCTACCAAACGCATCTAATACTCTAGAGCCTACAGGAAAATGTGTTATAGCACTATTACCATCTGTTCTAATTGCAGTTACGCCTGCTCCATAACCTCCAGTTTTATCTGCTAAAACACCAGTTGCCTCTAAAACATCTTGATCTGCGTATACATTAAAATATAATTCTTTTAAACCATTAGTAGGCGTAAAGGTAGTATCATAAACTTTTAATAAAGACTCTTGGTTTTTATCATATATAAAAGAGCAAGCAAATTCGTATGTAACCTTTTCCCAAAGACCTTCTCCACTAGCTTCTCCAACAGAAAGACCCCAACCAAGTCCATTAGATGAAAATTCATTAGATCCGTCAATATCCCCAATTTCTGTAAACTGAGCAGATGTTGGAGCATTTAGCGACACACTTCTTTCATAAAACTGATTAGGTAGTGAGCGAGATATATTTGTAGAAGGATTGCTAGAACTACCCCCCTCAAAATAAACAAATTGTTGTCTGTTTATTTTACCAAACCATTTTGGTTCTGATTTGTTTGCAAATTGGCCATCAGCAGTTCTTAATACATTATCTGCGTAGTAAAAAACAAATTCAGAGGAAGTTAGTGAGTTTTCTTCAGTTGTTAATTTTATGGCATTTGTATCAAAAGCATCTGAACTATCTGCGTATACATCAACTTTTCCATCATCTAGATTACCTAGTGCTAAAAAATTATCTCCTACAAAACCAGTAGCCCCAATATTTACAACAGTATTATCTGCTACATTTTCGTCTTGAATTGTATTTTCCGCTAAGACTAAAAGACAGTTATCAATATTTCCACCCATAGTTAACATTGTAGTACTGCCATCAGAGCCAACTATAGTTTGACCATTTGCTCTGCTCAATTTATTAACAACAGTATATACACCATCATTATTAAGAGAACCCGTAACTTTTATTCTTGCTGGTAAAGTTTCTGGTATTATATTATTACTAGTCCAAAAATCACTCTCATCTATAAAGATTTTATTACCACCATTAAATACTAATGCATAATGACCACTACCATCAGCTCCAGAAGTAGGATTAGATGTTGAACCTGTTGCTGTGATAGACACACCTCTTACTACAGTTGGGTCGTCTGCTTCAAAATAAAATAAACCTCTACCGGGATTGATAGATGCTGTATGACTTGGTACTGTATTGGATTGCAATGTTACTGCACTACCATTTGTTGCAGTTTTAAATAAACCCCTAGGTCTTAACTCTCCTCTATTTGAAATATCAAAGTTATCTGATTCAACAACCTCACCTACTGTTAAATCTCTAGGATTCTTAACTGTATTTATGCCACGACCAAAGTCGTTTATGTTTAAAAATTGTTTAGGCATTAATTGTTTTTAGATAAGATTACTTGCTACCAAAGATTTTAGAGAAGAAACCTTTCTTAGATTTTTTACCTTTTGATCCTCCGATCTTCTTACCTTTCTTCTTTTTCTTCTTTACATCTGCACTTAAAGCATAAGAAATATCAGGGTATCTTTCAGGATACTGAACCATGTCTGGGATTGTTCCATGCAAACATGAGGTAGTGAGTAAGGTTATTATTATATTCATCTTTTACAACCCCAACTTTTTATAGAATACAGCTTTAATTACTTTCCACAATGCTTCAAGTATAGCTTTTTCTGTTTTTTCTGAGATAATAGGAATATCAATTGACTTGTTAATTTCATCAATCAACTCATTTTTTGCATCTTCTGAGAACATCTCATCTGCAATCATTTTAG